CTGGCCGTACGCGGGTTTTTATATAAAACCCGGTACAATTATCATCGCCAACGTGACCTTACATACTCGTTCGCACTAACAGAGGGTCGATTAACAACAGCTTTAATAGGCTGGTGTCTATCTTCGCTCCGCCAGACGCGAACTAATATGCTTGTATCACGTTTCGTGTATGAACTAGCGGAAAACATGGATCCAGTGTTGCCTGATGGCAACCATCCTGGACCCAATGTGCCCGCATCCGCGAGGACGTTACCGGCTTGAGACTTCGGCCTTTGTACACTTTCGCAAAAATATCGCAAAAGTTTACTCCAGCCGTCCATCTCAAACTGTAGCCGTGGTGTCTTCAGATCCCAAACCTTAAACTGTAGTCTTTGCAGGCTACGATTTAAACGTTTGGTCTTAGGACACAATTCCTCCGGTACCTCAACCAACGAAGGGCATGTTAAACACATGTCCTGCGATGGGATAGCGCCGTAAACGGCGTGTAGCCTATTAGCGATTAAGCTATAGGTTGTATGGTACTGTCTAGCATGAAATGAATTCGCGTAAGCGATCCATGATGCATAGACACTAGGTCGATGGGCCGATGACCAAGGCGTGCGTATACGCACGGGAGTGACGGTCTCTCCTCTAAAGGAGTCTTCGCCACATGATTCTCTAAAGAATCCTTTGGTGCAACTCTTATCACGGTTTACAAGTAAACCAAACGATTCGAGTTGTTCGATAGCGTGCTCGGAAAATTCCGATTTCACTATCACATCGTCGCCATACACTAGGATACTCTCACGAGTATCCGCGTCGGGAGCTGCAGCAGTAAGGATAGCCCAAACAGAGAGAGCCAATGTAGGAAAGCATAAAGCTGACCCCATTGGCGCAAACTTATTGAGCTTGATTACCTTACCGTTAGGCAGCACCGTAGACAGGCTCCTACAATTCATCAGTGCCCTTTTGAGGGGGTCTGGGAAGAGTAGGTCCACAAGACCGATAGAAATGCGATCAGAGGCCTCTTTGAGGTCTAAGGTCACATAACGGCCATGATTCAACTTGCACGGGATATACTTCCCCGTCTTCTCGGAGTAGAAGAACTCTACAGGAGACGAGCCTAGCAAGGCTCCAAGTTGATTCGGGCGTTGATCGGTGAAGTGAACGTTATGCCTCGTGAGAGGATGACGTTCAACATGTGTTACAATCGCCCGGCCCAAACCCTGTTGAATCCATTGGAAATCCAATGGCTCCTCAGAGATGAGTCGAGGACCACGAGAGTCTTTTGGCACAAGGACAACCTTGGCAGAAGACTCTAGTAACTCAAGAGATTGCATCTCTTGGTATCGATCGGCAACATGCCCTAATGAGACGAAAAAGAATTCGTCCAAGGGGTAGGTTTCGAGGATACGTGGTGATATCTTACTCCATTTGTACTTACCTGGTCCAGTCTCTTTTGTAGAGACCGAACCTGGTCCGTGCTTAGGGTAGATGTCCCGTTCGTCGAAAAGTCCGAAAACACTCCAAAGGAGTCTTTTGGCTTCTCTGACGATCTCTTTGGTGCGGCCATTTGATTGTTCCCCCTTAAAGGAGGAGCTACATTTGGCACACCGAGGAGATGTAGTATCGCATGTACTATAGTTAGTACAGACGTGATTATAACGCTCAAGCTCACGGTCAGTCCTTTCGAACTTTTCCAGAACTTCTTGTTCTTGATCTGTCTCATAAGGAAGCTCATACTTGTAAAATACAAGGAAGAGAGACCTTAAGTGTTTGACGCTAGTCACACATGGTGTTGGAAGTAACCAACCGTCATGTGAGAAGATGCGTTGAAAAAGCTCGCCCATAAAGATGGGTAGCTTACTGTTGGGTAGCTTGCGCCACCCTTCAGAGTTCAATGGTACTTCTCCTGTCAAAGCTCTATCTAGAGCTTTGGCAAGACGTGGAAGGGTCTTCGTTAGAAGCCCTTTACCTTCCCGAGCATAGCGATTTCGCAACTTTACAGTTGTAAGTCGCAGTGCCCGTGGTGTAAACACTTCATGCATAGACGTTTGCACGTCATGCAGTAGTGCAGCGATGATTTCAAACTCATCTAGGCTCTTAGTATCAACCATATGGTATGATTCCTAGAGCATGTACTCACTGCATGATGATCCAAACACAGAACCGTTCATTTCGAACTTCGTTCGAGAGGTTTGAATACTGGTCGGTTTTATAACCAAGCAGAAAAACAAACATAGAATGAAGAACGAAACACAGTCAAGATCACGTAGCCTAAGTTTAGGCTACGATCTCCAGACCATGTCGGTAGAACAAGAACTGGCTGCTGATCACTTCCACTCCAACCTTACGGTTGAAGCAGAGCGATTCAGTGAGTCAGTAGGGGAAAAGCTCCCATTTAGGGAGTGGCATTCATGGTGTAATCCAAATGGTTGTTACCAAATGGACTGCAATATGAAATGCCGCTGGCCCCTTACGACGCTAGGATACCCCGTTTATATAAACGAGGTACCCCGGACGTCGCAATTTGTTCTATTTGAATGGTTAAGGCACTCATATCCGACAGTAAGCATCAAAACTTACTGTGCGCAGTATCTGGTCAGTTTTCAACTGATCAGACGCTACTTGTAGTCTTACAGACTACCGGAGACGAGAGCACTTGCACCGTTACCAGAACAATCAAACAGAACCGTGGTCGCTGCGCCAGTTGTGGCACAGAAACTCATGACTTCTGCAAGAACGTTTTTGGCTTCGGTGGTGGTCGAGAGGTCCCCAATAGGGACATCAAGGACCATATAGGCCGAGACCGTCACCGGAAGGGTGTCGACGCCACTGACAGTTTTGTCAAAGCGAACAACACTCCGACGACGTTTC